AGAATCTCTTCTTAGTTCTGAGAGTATTTATATAAAAGTCGTATTGCATACGCTTTGGTAAGAAATTATACTTATTCATTTCGTTTGCAAAAAGGACTGCATCTAAGTGTCCAGAGAAACAACGATTAATAATATATGGAGGATAATCTTTCTCTACTAAAGGGTCTTCATCTATTAAATTTTTCTTTGTTTGGTTAATTGAGTTCAACCAATCTTTTAGTTCCATCTTCATTATCAAAGTAATTTTCACAAGAGCAAACAAGATTACGATCCCCGTAAACATTGTCGATTCGTGATATCGCTGGCCAAAACTTATTAGTTTGATTAGCGGGATACGCTGCTTCTTCACGACTATAATTATACTCCCATTTGTCCGAACTTACAACCCTTGCTGTATGAGGTGAGTTTTTCAAGATATCTTTGTTCTTGTCAATCTCTCTACGGATACTTACCATTGCTGCACCAAATCTTTCAAGTTCATATAGAGACTCACTTTCAGTTGGTTCAACCATAACTGTTCCTGTAACTGGCCAAGATAATGTAGGTGCGTGAAAACCATAATCCATTAATCTCTTTGCTACATCTTCAGCAGTAATACCTTCAAAGTGTCTTACATCAAATATACATTCGTGTGCGACTCTTCCATTGTTACCTTTGTATAATACTTTGAAGAAAGGTTCAATACGATGCACTAACCAGTTTGCAGTAAGTAAAGATACTTCACTTGCTTTTCTAAGTCCATCAGCACCCATCATTCTTATATACATCCAACTGATAGGTAATATTGATGCACTACCTTGAACTGCTGCTGATACACGATGATGCATAAAAGGAACAAGATGTTCTGCGACACCGATAGGACCAACACCAGGACCGCCACCACCGTGAGGAATACAGAATGTTTTATGTAAATTCATATGACATACATCAGCACCATACTCACAGGGTTTTGCTAATAATACTTGTGCATTTAAGTTAGCACCATCAAGATAAACTTGTCCTCCATTTTCGTGAACAATTCTACAGATGTCTTTGATAGTTGGTTCAAATACACCGTGAGTTGATGGATATGTAATCATAATACAAGACAACTCAAGATAGTTCATAAGTGCTTGCTTTTCTAAATCTTTTAAATCTATGTTACCTTCATCATCACACTTGACGGGAACAATCTTCATACCTGCCATCACTGCTGATGCAGGATTCGTTCCGTGTGCACTTGTAGGTATCAAACATACATTTCGATTTGTATCACCATTACTTCGATGATATTCTTGTATTGCTAATAGACCTGCATACTCTCCCTGTGAACCTGCATTTGGTTGTAATGATACTTCAGCAAACCCAGTTATATCACATAACCATTCTTGTAAATCAAACATAATTCTTTGGTATCCCAAAGTTTGATGGTCAGGTGCAAATGGATGCATATTTGCAAACTCATTCCAACTTACTGGCATCAACTCTGATGCAGCATTAAGTTTCATCGTGCAACTACCAAGTGGCATCATACCATTTATAAGTGAAAAATCTTTAGATACTAACTCATTGATGTATCTCATCATATCAGTTTCACTATGATAGCGATTGAAAACATCTTGTCTTAACCAAGGTTTTGTTCTCTCTGGTATGTTCTTCCACTTATATCTACCTACAGATTCAACAATATGATCGATAGTATCGCTTTTGTTAACCAAATCTTGTTGTGAATTTAACAATTGTTTGATTTCATCAAGAGTCGTAAGTTCGTCTAAAGTTATGATAGTATGGTCTTCTTCATAACGAACATTAAATCCTTCAACAGCAAGAAAACTTTTAAATCGAATTGTATCAAATCCTTCAGTGTCATCTACATCTATACCCAACCAGAATAATCCTTTTCTTAAAATTTCACGATAAGTTAGAATACGAGTTGCAATATTTTTTAGTCCTTCTGCTCCGTGATAGGCAGCGTAGAAACCTGCCATATTTGCAAGTAAAGCTTGTGCTGTACAAATGTTAGATGTTGCTTTATCTCTTCGTATATGCTGTTCTCTAGTCTGTAGAGCGAGTCTCAGTGCTTTATTACCTTGAGCATCAACAGATTGTCCTACGATTCTACCAGGTATTTTTCTTTTATACTTATCTGTAATTGCAAAGAACGCTGCGTGTGGTCCGCCAAATCCCATTGGTACACCAAACCTCTGCATACTACCAACTGCAATATCAAAACCCATCTCTCCTACAGGTTGCATAAGAACCTGTGCGAGTGGATCAACAATTGCAATTTTCATACACTTACAAGCTTCTGCAAGTCTCATTACTCCACCACGAATTTTTATATTACCGTGATTGTCTGGTAGTTGTGTAATAAATCCAAAAGCATCAGCAAAGAAAGCGATTGGTATTGAAGCATCTAAATCAATCTTGACAATGTTAATACCTAATGGTTTTGCTCTTGTCTGTAATACTTCTAATGTTTGTGGAAATATTTTATCATCAACTATAAAATCCTTTTTCTTACTTTGACTATGAGCAAGTAACATTGCTTCTGCAGCAGCAGTTCCTTCATCTAATAAAGATGCGTTTGCAACTGGTAGTCCAGTAAGTTCTGTGATGAGTGTTTGATAATTAAATAATGCTTCTAATCTACCTTGAGATATTTCTGCCTGATATGGTGTGTAAGAAGTATACCAAGCTGGATTCTCAAATACATTTCTTAGGATTACTGGTGGAGTAATTGTACCATAATATCCTTGTCCGATTAGACTTCTCTTGACAATATTATGTGAAGCAATATCTTTTAATTCTGCAAGTGCTTCTTGTTCACTACATCCCTCTGGTAAGTTACTATCACCACGAAGTAATATAGAATCTGGAACAATTTCTCTTACCAATTCATCAATGGTAGATAGACCTAAATCAGCAAGCATTTTGCGTTGCTCTGATTCTGAAGGTCCAATATGACGTTTAATAAATTCTGACATACTATCCGCTAATCATATCCTCATCCATAGTTTTATTTCGGATGATAATAGTGTTGTTTTCATAGTCAGGATAAAATTCTAAAATGTCATCGTTATCCCAACACATCTCTTCATAAAGCATATTAAGTTTCTTCATGTCCTGATACATATCTGATGGTCTATCGTCCATTAAAAAACTCCTGTGTTGTAATTGAAGAGAAGTAATTCTTTTCTTGTTTTTTGATTTCTCATATACTCTCCTACGGAACGCATCGTATATGTCAAATCAAATTCAGCACAATTCCAATCTTTAAATCTATCTTTAACTAATTGGTCTGAATTGTAACTTATAAGCATCTCTGAATTATATATTTCACAATGTTTTGCGAAATCATCGTGGTCAAACTTTTTATGCATAGAACCCTTTTTACCATACAAATTATCCTTGATATCATAAGGTGGGTCAAGGTATACAAAGGTTTTTTCTTTATCTCCTAACAAAACTTTATAGTCAACATTTGTGATATACCAATTTCTAATTAACTTACTGTAAACTGGTAACTTATCAATACCTCTCATTGAGAAGTTTGCATCACTTGCTTGTTCTGAAAATGATGATGATTCTGTAAGACCACTAAAAGAACATTTGTTTATAATATAAAAACAAACTGCACGGTCTTTGTCTGATACATCTAAGTCATATAATTTTTCTTTTGCATCTAAAAATAATCCTCTCGCAGAACCACGATCAGGATATCTTGATTTTAATTGTTGTAATTCCTTATGTACATAATCTCCATCAACTTGTAAACGTAACCAAAAATTATATAATGGTTCATATAAATCATTGACAACAATTTTTAGATTCGGATATTTTTTTGTAATATGTAATGCTACACTACCACCACCTAAAAATGGTTCGTAGTATACATCGTAATCTCTAAGGTCTGGAAAAAATGGTTCCATCTTTTTGCAAGCACGAGACTTGCCACCAGGATAACGTAATGGTGTTTTAAAAGATTTAAGAGACATTAATCAATTGTTTCCCAGATAATATAATCGTCAGGATCAACCTTCATATATGGTGATTGACCTGTTGTACGTCTCCTATCTAATTCCCTATTTAATTGTTCCCATTCCATTTTGACTTCAATTATTTCAGTAAGGTCTTTTACTGAGTTAGACATTGATTGATACCCTGCACCAACAAAGATTTGTCCTGCCATTACAGCAAAAGTGCAAGCACCCCAAAACAAATAATATTGATAAGATTTGATTTGTGCTTTAGTTTTAGTGAAAGTTGATTTAGTCATTATAAAATTAATTTTTTAGTTGGTTGAGATATCTTACTAAACATAGAGTTATATTGTTCAATAATTTCATCTTGAGGATTACCTTCATACACAATATATTTTTTAGTTACTTCAATTTTATCTTTTTGAAGTAAAGGAGACCAAGGAGCAAATGCAATTCTTCCTTCTTGTGGAGAAGGAACAGCTACTATTGGATTTTCGATTACATAAGAATCAGTTGTTTCTTCAACAACATCGGTGATTACATCTTCACCAGACCACATACGAATTAGTTTAACTGTCATTTAATTATTGTATTAAGTTTATTTTAGCAAGAAAACGTTGTAAAGTCAATCAACCAATTGCTGCAGATATTTTATCGTGATTACTTTGAAGTCCAATTGACTCTAAACCATTATCATCTGTTGGTAATATGGTTGCAACTAAAATAATTCTTCTATCTCTGGTTGGTCTTTTCATATAATGTTTACCTCTGAATAAAACTACATCGTGAATTTTAGGATTAAAAACTTCATCCTCTACAAATGTTTCACCACCTGTATCTGTAAGATATACTATTAAATTAAAATGTGGAAAATTATGATCTACATGTGGGTGTGATAATTGTGCACCCTCATTTGGAAAAGTGCAGTTTGCTGCTGCCCTTGTAAAAATATAAGTTTTAAACAAATCATTATGGTCAATTATTTCCCGTAAAACTTGTATGCTTTCAGTTGTAAATGGTGAAGTAGACTCAGAATAA